TCAATGTACTCATTAAGTAATGTCAGAGTATCTTTTACTTCAAGACTAATGTCTTCAGTTTCATCTTCGCTTACAAGACTTTCTACAATTTTGATATCGTAAACACCAGAAGCATACAACGAATCAATAACTTTTTCAAACTCGTAATAGTCTTTTTTTTCTTCAACAATTACTTTTACAAACGTATCTTTGAACTGACTATAGTCCAACTTCATAGTTTTATCTACATCATTGTAGTATACTTTCTTGAAGATTTCATATGGGTTCTTTACCATACGAAGTTTGTTCTTTGCTGGTTCGTAAAGATGAAACCCTCTAGTGTCAGCGTAATCATTCCAGAACATCTGGTAAGGATTGCCAAGGTATGTGATATTACCCTTGCTTGACTTGTGATGATAGTGTCCAGAGAAGACTTGCTTGAAGTTCTTATAGATCTTGGGATCCATACCATGCTCCATCTTAAGACCAGGAGTTACTTCAAACCCATCAAGCTCAAGATGTCCCATAACTATTTCTGCATCTGTATTTTTGAGATGCTCCATTGTCGCTTCTTCATTTTCCCTGTTGATCCAAGGGACAAAACAAATTTTCGTACCCTCAATAGTAACAGTACAAGTCTCATCGTAGACACGAATATTGTCATAGTCACCAAGCAATAGATCAGGAGAATTGATAGCGTTTGTGTTCTTGTAGTAGACACAGTGATTACCAAGAATAGTATGCACTGTGATACCCATATCTCTTAAGCGATCAAAGTAACACGCACGAATTCTATTCCAGACATTGAAGTCAATACCTTTACGGTTATCAAACGTGTCGCCAAGGTCAATGATCTCTGTGATACCTTTCTTCTCTAACGTAGGGAAGAACACATCATCATAAAACTTAAGGAAGTAATTCCAAAATACCAGAGAACCTTTACGACCATCTAGATGTTGATCTGTAATAAGTGCTACTGTCATCTGTTCATTTTTGTTTCAATGTTTTCTTTGATACTACCCATATCAGAGTATGAAGCATTCATACCTGCCATATCACCTTCGTAAGTTTCTGTGTACATAACTTCTTGATGACCAGATCTTTCAAGGATCTTACTCTTAATTTCTAACTGACGTTTCTCTTTCTGGATACGACGCAAGAAAGCATAGTAAATGATTTGGGTAAAATAAGCAAAAGGGTTGGAAGACTTCTCCGGATTGAAGTTGTCAATATACTGTAGGCAGTTCTCGATACCATCACAGATCATGTCCTCACGGAACATGTAGTTGACAAAGTTAGGTTTGTACGATAGGTGTGTAGCGATCTTAAGAAAACATTCACCAACATAGTTTGGAACTAACGGTTTGCTCTTTTCTTTTTTCTTTGCAATCTCTACTTTACGCTTGTACTCAACGATAGCTTCAAGAAACTCTTTATTATTTACGTAATATTCAGTCTTTGCTTTTGCCATGTTGCTTTTATTTGTTGATATGATTATATCAGAAATTCTTATTTCTGTCAAGCCTCTTGACAAAAGACCTAAAACCTAATAGAATAACTCTGTTAAGGTTGAAGGAACAATAGTATCAGCTTTTATTAAATAGAGACTCTAATTTCTTTTTAGTATCTTCTACTGATCCCAAGTACCCCATCTCTTTAGAGAGTGAATTATTAGTAGGTTCCTCATCTGAATCTAATTTATTTAAACTCATAATATAATAAGCTAATATTCTTTCATCTAATTCTGAAATAGTAACCACACTATTCATTTCAATAATAAACATATCATCATACGAAGAGGAAATCCATTCCTTTAATGAGAATCCTTCAATGTTTTTACCTAATCTTTTCTGCGATACTTTTTCAACAAGGAGAGGGTTATCTAATAATAAAGAATCCTCATCTGTCATGTAACAGACTTTAGAAACTATCTCCTCTCCTGATGATAACTTTATCGTTGCATAAAATTCTTCTTCCATGTATTACCTTAAATTTACTTTAATTGTTTCATACTTAAAGTTTTCTTCCTGGTAAATCGCAATCCTTTCGTATAGATGTTTGAGTGTATAATTTTCTCTACTACCTGAAATGTCGTCAGCAATATCATAAAGAGTAGCAATCTCTTTACCTTCTCCCTTCCTCAATACTCTACCAATACTTTGTAAGTTTCGGACTCTTGATTTAGAAGGTGATGCGAAGATAATATTGTGTAATCTTTTAATATTAATACCAGTGCTGAATGTTCCGTAAGAAGCAATGATCACTGCATTGTTTTCTTTTTCTGTGATGTTTCTTACCAATTCTCTATCTTCGGTATCAGTACCGCCGTGAACAAAGAATACTTTACGATCATCACTAACACTATTATTTATGAGTTCGTGTAATGGTTCTCCGTGCTTCTCCACGTAGTTGAAAAGAACTAAAGTGTTACCATCAATATCAGTAACAAGATTTTTGATTAAGTTATTTCTTTTTTGGTGAGTTACGATGTACTCCATCTCTGCGTGATAGTCTTCAAAATATTGATACTCGTGCTTACAGACTAAAATTTTAATCCTTAAACTTGAAAGGTATCCTTGCTTAATCAGATCATCAGTTTTAGTAACTTTGTCACACGCACCAAACAATCCTTCCAACACCCACTTGTGAGTCTTGCTGCCGTCAAGGGTTCCAGTAAACCCAAAGCGATACTTGGCATTATGTAGTTTGGTCATGATACCTGTCAGACTCTTCGACTTAAATAGATGTGCTTCATCACCGATAACACAGTCAATGTCATCGAAGTATCTTTTGGGAAACTTATAGATTGATTGCCAGGTAGATATGACAACTGGTTTATCAGTATTCTTATCTTTGCCTGAATAAATGGTATGACAAAACTCGGAGGCATTCCATCCATAGTCGCTAAAATCTTTAATCATTTGTTCTACCAAAGAAGTAGTTGGAACTACTAGTAGAATCTTTTACCTGTAGCAACATAATATCTTACAATGCTGTAGATCATTAAAGATTTTCCTGACCCAGTAGGCGAGAGAAACAATCCTTTATTATATTTTAATGCTTTATATACAGTAGCGTATTGATAATCTCTTGGTGGATACTTACAAATTTTATCCATATAAACTTTAACACCACCAGGAGAAACTAAATCATTAACTTCTTCTGGACTACCATACCAATCATTATTTTCATATGATAATCTATACTTCCTTTCTGTACACCAAAGTTTTAGATGTGGTAACAAACCATTGTAAAGATCACCTGTACCAGGAGAGTACAAATGAATCATTCCATCCCAGTATCTAAATCTTGGTTGACGTTTTAGAAACTTTGCTTCTGGCAATTCAAATGAAAAATAATCTGCCAACTCTCTGTGAGCGTGAGGTTCACAAGTAACCGTCAGATACACTTCATTCTTTTTCTTGACAGTGATGAGGTTAGACATCACGCACTCCCGTTAATAAATTTTTCCCATTCAATGGCGCTCTTAATCTGAAATCCCCTATTGGAGATTTGCCTCATAACTTGCTCAAGAAAATATAACATCTGATCGATAAACTTTACTTTAGCTTCGATGTTAATAATCTCGTTGTCTGCTTCCATATAGACCTTCATTTTTTCTGCGGTCTTGATAGAAGCACCAAATGGTTTTTCTGCATAAACTTTTGCTTCTGCTTCGCCACCATAGTATTCTCTTTTTTCTTTCACCATTCTACGAACTTCAAACTCTAAAGAAGTTTTGACCTGTGAAAGATCTGTATAGTAATTTAAATACTTGTTATGTTGAAACGGAATCTCTAATGCAAGTCTTGCAAGATCTTCTGAATATTCTTTGTTTTTAAACTGGAAATCGATTTGTGTATCTTGTTGCCACTCTTCTCTAATTTTAGAGAAGCGTTGATTTAGTTTGTCAAAGTTCATATAATCCTGAAGTTTTTATCACGAATAGTATACCGAGTATACTTGAAAGTCACGTTAGATGTGAAGAAATCAATGTCCTGTGATGTAGCGTCAAACGTTAACTCTGTCAGAGATATTGGAAAGATTTTTTCAAAATCAATAACAAAGTTTATGTTGTTACTTGAGGTATGGATTTCTAGTTGGGCACCAGAATAACCAAGACCTTCTACTTCACCACCAGATTCTGCATTGCCGTTGTCTCTAATCCAGTTCCATATTGAAGTGTAGTTTGCCATATCTTCGTCTACAATAAAACGAAGTTGCAGGTTACCATAAGTAACACCACCACCAGCAATAATAGGAACTCCCCTAAATCTTGTCTGCACTTCTGTGAAGGGCATCTCTACATCAGGAAGATTTACTGCTTGGCAAAAGAAATCAACACCACCAAATCTCTCAAGTTTTAACTTGAATCCAACAGGAGTTAAATAGTTTCTATTTTTAGGTTGTTCCTTGTACCAATTAGCAGACATGTCAGCGTCCCAAGCACTACTATTTAGCAGTCATTAAAGACTGTTCCTACCTGGGATCCTAGTTCGGAACCTGCTTTTTGACCGAGGAGTAAAGCCCATCCACCTGCCAACCAACCAACGTAGGGGATGGTAGCAAGGGCAGGAACAGCAACTCCGGCAGCGATAGCACTACCTGCCATTGCACCTTGTGACCGTGCTCCAGCGTCCGCCACGATACACGCGATGTCTTTTGCAGACTTTCCCTCGCCGTCTAATACAGCACCTCCTAGGTTGCGTGTGCCGTCCATAGTGAACTGGTCACGACGCCACTCGCGACGACTTTCCGTGCCGCCTCCAAATAATCCTTTCTTATCAGTATCTGAAGATAGTGATCTTTGTGATTCTAAAATAGCAGGATCATTTGCTTTGTATTCAATTTCATATCCATCCTTACCTGCTTTGATAGTATAGGATGAATAGTCACCGTGAGGAATGTTGATCGTAGGTACTTGAGGAAGTTTTGGTTCTTGTGGTTGTCTAACCAAATATCCTAACAGACCAATATGTGCCAGAGCAAAGAGTCCACCTAATGTCAATGCAATCACCTTAACTGGTGACTTGCTCGGCACTTGCTCGGTGACTTGCGCTGTGACTGGTGTAGGTTTTGCTGCTTTTGCTGCTTTCGCTTCTTCTAGGGACGGCATAATAACCCCATGGTATAGTCTTTAATTATTTAGACAAAAAAAGACCCCCCTTGCGGGAGGTCTGTAAGAAACCTGTGTGATGAATCACATAAGGTTGATAACCTGTACTCTTCTGTAGTACATGTTGGCGTTTGCCGTAAGTGATTCGCCATCGGGGGTTCCGTTGTAGGTTCCGTTGGTGGTGACGAAAGGATTGCTGACCATACCGTAACGAGTCTTGAAACCAATTTTTGGTTGGAAGCTGTTAGGATCGATCGAGCGAACCATCTGGAGGGGAACGTAAGGACAGTAGAACAGTCCAGCGTCATAAGGTGATGTACCTTTGTATCCGATAACGTAGTAGTGCTTGTCGGAAAGGTTAGCAGAGTAAGGATCAACGTAGACCTTAATGCGACCGTTGATAGTACCAACAGCAAGGTTACCAGTATCATCAACTTCACCGATGGAAGGACCACCAGCGCCGTTAAGACCTGAAGAATAGTCAAGTACACCTGCCATAGCAAGTGCTGAAGCAACGTCTGCTGAACAGATCAGGAAGTTGCCCTTTCCTCTACGAGTCTCTTGTGCAATAGCGTTAGCATCGCGCTCGATTTGGAAAAGAAGTCCTTTGAACTTCTCAACTGACCAACGACCGTTGCTGTCAACGTCAAGGTCAAAGATACCAGCGTTAGCAACGTTGTTCTGTGCGCCTTTTTTAGCAACTGTATATACAGTACGAACAACCTCACGGTTGATTTCTGCAAGAACTTCGCTTGACAAGATGTTAGCAAGTTCCTGCTCTGCATCAAGACCGTGGATTGCCTTAAGGTCTTGTGCCAGTTCCAAGGTGTATTCTGCTTTCAAAGCTCTGGACTTTGCAGTCACAGAAGTCTTCTCAATGCTGAATGACATCTCGCGGAACAGTTTACCTGATTCGCCCATTTCCTCAAGAGCTTCGCGACTCATGCCACGTCCTACTTCGTAGGTTCCGGCAGATGAATCGTTAAGCAATGCAGGGTTGTTACCCTCTGAATCGCCACCAACACCAGCGCCAGTTCTAGGAGTATATGCTCCTTGAGTTGCGTCGTGTGCTGCAGAGAATCCGGTGTCGGGCTCGTTGAACAATGCCTCTTCGCCGCCTTGGTTCTCGTAGCGTGAACGCATTGCGAAGATAAGTCCAGTAGGACCACTCATTGGTTGGACGCCACAAACGTCATATGCCATCAAGTTAGGCATTGCACGACGGACGAGTGAGATCAGTACGGGGTCGAAACCTGCAAGTCCTGCAGTGTTAGCATTGCCGAGTGCTGATCCAGCGGGAGAAACAGTACCAGCGCCAAGGCCGTTAACTGCAACTTCGCTTAACATTCCACGCTCTTCGCGTAAAAATCTTTCTTGGTTTTCCAGGAGGACGGAGGTTACTGCCTTCTTGTAACGGTTACCGATAGGCGATGCGCCTTCGGAACCAAGAACAGGTGCCCACTTTTCCTGGAGATGTTCTGCGTTAAACATTTTGTCTCCGAGTTTTTTTAAAGTGTTGTTTTTATATTATCAGGAATTCCAGCGGTTGATAGCGTTGAGATACTGTGCCATTGCTGGGGAAATCTCTTCGCCTTCTACTGGGGTTTCATCGGTAACTTCTGCTTTAGGAGCAGCGGGATCCGAGGGGAAGTATGATTCGCGGAGAGTTTTTAGTTTCTCTGCAAACTTTTCTTCTGTCTCAAACTCTACGCCTTCAGCGAGAGAAGCCAATTTGTCCTTTTGAGTGTCTGCCAATCCTTCCGAAACTACGTTCAGAACTACAATTTTTGCAGACTCATCAAGACGACCTTGAAGTTTCACATTTGCTTTGACCTGTTCGTCAAGGCTTTCTTCCATCTTACGAATGTCATCAGTCAGACCTTCAACGACATCAACTTTGTCGTCAGGGATACTAATATAATGCTCTTGGAAGAGATTCTTAAGTCCAGCAATAAAGTCTTCCGTGATTTCGTTACGGATTCCTCTATCGATAGATACTTGGTTCTCTTCTAACCATGAAGTGATAGCATACTTAACGGTGCCACCAACTTCTTCAGCAAGTTCTGCTTTAACAGATGCTACTTGCTCATTAAGGCGAGTCCCAAACTGCTCTTCGAGTTTTGTCCACTCTTCAGAAAGTTTTGATTTGACTGCTGCCTCAAAAATTGTCGTTGCTTTTGCTTTGAACTCTTCAGAGAGTTCTGTACCTTCGGTAAGTGCAGCAACGTCTGCACTCATGTCAAGGGACTCGAAGGAAGGTTTGATGGGGTAAGATACATCAGGACCAGTAGATGTAGCATATGCTACGTCAGCACCAACAGTAACAGTCTTGCCTTGATCACCAGCATCATTGATGCTAGAGGTCTGTGCAGTACCATCGCTCTGTGCTCCTTTAGCACCAACAGGAGCCGATGCTTTAGCGCCAGGATTATCCTCGCCCTCATCGTTTCCATCTGGACGTGGACCACCGTTATCTGTTACTGACTGTTGTGCTCCATAACCATTAACGGCGTCGGTGCCTACAGTAGTTTTACCTTCTGCGCTTCCACCACCGGAGTTTACTTCTGTGCTTGATTGACTAGAAGCACTGTAAGAACCACCACCAGGAATGACGGATGCGGAAACAGTTGGCATTGCGTCGCCACTTTCTACAACCAGACCTGATTCGGTTACAAACTCCTCAAATTTTTCCTTTAACATATCTGACATTGTGAGTTTCCCCGTAAATTTCTGATAATTATTCTATGTTTATTTATTAATATTAGAGATTTGAAAGGAAATGCTCAAACACCTGTAGTGTTCTACCTCCAA